TACCATAAAATTCTGGTCTTACCATTTTCTTAGCGTATCTAGTCATAACACCTTTTCTTGGAGTGAAGTTGTTAGGATCATATACTAATGGAGTCATAATAAGTGGAATGTATGGAGAATAAACAGCACCTGTTTCTAGGAACTGTGATCCTCTATATCCCATTAGGATTGCATTTTCAGTCATATAAGGGTTTTTGTAAACTTGGAATCTATTATTAATAGCACCAACTTTTTGTACACCCATTGCAAACTGCATTTTGTCACCATCTGTATCAGCAGCATATCCTGGAATTGATTCTAAGATAGTTGCAACAGTTGGAGAACAAACTAGGAAGTTCGCTCCACCTCTTAATGTTAATTGGTGAATTTTATTACTTACTTTTTGGATCTGAGTTCCTAAAGTTTGGAACCAAGTACCTTGGTTGTAAGCTTGTCCTGAAGTAGCATCATCAACAAAGTTTCCTACTGCTGAATCAAACTTGAATCCAATTCTAGCCGACCAATGAGCAGTTGTTTGTGCATTACTCATTAACATGTCTAAAATTTCCATATCAATTTCTTGAGATACATACTCAGATAACATAGAAGTTAATTCAGCTTCTGCATCAATTGAGTGATATGCATTCAAGTCTTGAGCAAATTCTGGTGACCAAACTGCTTTCAACTTTCTAGTTTTAGCAACGATCACTTCAGATCTCATTTCAAGATTAATTTCTGGAATATCCAATTGGCTTGAATCAGGTGAAAATTGATTAGGAGCTTTATTACCAGCTACATCTTCAAAATCGCCTCTATCAGTAGCAGTTGGAGCTTTATGATAAACTACAGAGAATCTATCAGCAGCAGCAACAACAACATCAGCAACAAACTGAAGGCAATCTTCTGCACCAGCTCTTTTTACTAACTTAGTAAATTCTGGATAGATTTGCTTGATTGGACTATTAGTTTCGTTATTTAAGTTAAACGCTCTAACACCTTCTAAATCTAGACCACCTAAATCCGCAACATTTACTTCTACAGTTGCAATAGTACCTGTAGCAGAACCAGTAGTTGCTAAAAATTCAGCATTGAATCCTACATCAGCAACATCTACTGAACCTGTAACAAATTTACCTGAAGTTACTACTGTACTAGCACCTGGATCAGCTTCAATACCTAATAAAGATGAAGTTACGTCATTGATAGTATAACCATATCTACCAGCACCGTAAAGACCTTCAACAGCTGTATCTGTACCATTTCCTCTTGACTTATCAGTCACACCAAATACAGAATCAAGTTGAGATGTTCTTCCAGATCCTTCTAGAAAATCGTTACCACCTGCAACATTGTCACCTGTATTACCTTTTGAACCATATTTAAAGTCTAAGTAAAATACTAGACCTGATGGTAGGTTCATTGGTTGAACTGAAACGAAGTCTTTAGCAGCAATTTCTGCAAAGATTCTTCTTACTAATGGAAGAGCTACACCCGACCATTCTTCAGCACTTCCACCAGTACCAGTTGCGTTAGCTTCTGATACTAATTGCTTAGCTTGATTCTCTAATAGAACCGCCATGCCTTTTCTTTCTACCTCGTTATTCATGCCTTCTAAAAGACCTGTCTTTTCCCACTTCTTTTCAAGTTGGATAGACACAGCATTTTGGTTAGCTTGTGAATCAGTTGGTAATAATGAATTTATGTTCATTTTCTTTTCTCCTTTAATTTTAGAGATTAGCTAACTTTTTCCATCTTGCCGCTAAATCATTTCCTTCAGAAATTACTTTCTTACTTGGAGCAGTTGAAGCGCTAGACTTTGAAGCATAGCTTTCTTTGATTGATCTTTTTGTTCTAGAAGTATTCAAGTTGAATGATTCAGATAATGTAGCAAATACTAATTTAACTTCACGTAAATTCGCCGCTCTGTCAAAGTTTTCAATTACTTTCATTTTCTGATTTTCATTCATTGAATGATTTCTAAACAATTTGTTTGAGAATAATAATTTTGCATTTAAAAGATTAACTTCATTAATTTTGCTTCTTAAGAATTTGATAACGTTGTAAGCTTCTTCAAGCTCTTTTTCTTCAGTTTCGTTAACTTCTT